ACGGATTTGAGAGCAATAGCGACTGATTCATCGGGCAATTTGCAGGACAATTTAAAGTTGTGGGGTGGCACGGCTGTTACTGCGCCACCTGCTTCTGGTGTTCCTGCTGTCGGAACAGAAGTTGCTCCTGTTACGAAACCAATGTTCCATAAGACTACACAAATTCTTACCACTACTAACTTAGGTCCTTCTGCGTCTTATTCTTCGTCTTGGTTTGATACGAATGGTAGCGGAGATGTTTTTTTGACTATCAGCTACTATATGGCTGATGGTGGTGGTTCTTATACTGCACAGAGTATTGAAGTGTACGAATCGGATGACACGACTAATGCTAATTTAACGCATCAATGCGGACACTGGATGGGTCCTGTATATGGTCATTATTTGGAGTGCCAGATCCGTTGTCGATACTGGATGGTCATTTTCACAAGTCTTTCTGGGCATACATCGACATCATTTGAATTAACGGCTACGACATCAAATGTGCCTTGCGCTCTTCCGATGCAAGGCATAACTGTTTCTGGCTATCCGTTGAATGTTTTGGTAAATAGTAGCGGTAGTGTGGTCATTGCACCTTATAGTGGTGTATATACTCAAGATGGTGGTGCTTGGTATAGCCGAGCCCAGCAAGCTTCCGATGGAAGTGAGTTAGCCCCCGCTTTTACTCCATGCTACCAGCAGGATGCTCTTGGGAATAGTATGACTGCTGCACGAAATCCCAACATTTTTAAAGGTTCATTTTTGCAATCGGGTATTGGTACAATTTGGCAGCCCACAGCAGCGAAGAAATTCCGTTTGATGAAATATAAGTTGTCGATGGGTGAGGATTGTACTTATTCCACTTCAATTACCCCCGTGATGTTGGGTTTCAGGCGTGGATTGAAAACGACCACAAACGACATAATTGCTGTTATGCCGACTTTTATTCATAGGGTTGTGGTCCCAACAGCGGTATTAGCAACTAGTGGCATATTGTGGGATTCTAAATGGGTTGATTTGGATAATGGTTGGATCTCAGACGTTGCAACTGTCCCTTTGCAGTTGGGTATAAATATCGCCCAATCTACCTCGGCTATTACGCCCACCTTTGCGATTGCGTCAAATCAGTGGGAGGCCGCAACGATGGGTTTCAAAACGACTGCTGGAGTCGGTGGGATTAGGCTTCGCCAACAGATAAACGGTGTGTCGGCCGCTGTTTCAATTGCGTTAACTGCCATTTCTGTGAATGCAGGCAACGCCATTATCGTTGCGGTTCGTACAACGAATAGCTCTGGTGGTGCTCCAACCATTGCGGTCACTGATACACAGGGTAACACATACACTGCTTTGGCAATTACCACAAATGCCTCTGACGGCACGTACGGCAGTTCATTGCAGTTATTCTACACGTTAAATATGGCGGCTGGTAACGCTGCGAACGTTATTACGGCAACAACAACCGTTCACACAGCAACTGAAGTTCAAGCGATTGCTATGGAGTATGAAGGTATTGCAGCGATTGGTGGCGCAAGTCAGAGTGCAACAACTGGAAATAGCACAGGCCCATCATCTGGTAGTTATACGCCAGGAGAGGCGGGCGATCTGATTATTACGGCTTTTGCAACTATGGCATCCCTTGGTTCACAGCCGACGATTTCTGGGTATTCGTTGGTCGGAACTATATTCACGGCTGCGGGAGCGATTTGTGTGGCGGATAACTTTGGTAATGGTTCACTTGCAACTGGTGTTGTAGAAGTCATGACCGCAGGAACGGAGGAATAAAATGTCGAACACTTACGTAATTAATTCGGTTTCGGTTGTTGGAGACGCCTTGATGGTTACAGGTACAGTTGATGGTGTGTCTGTTACGGTTCAGACTTGGCTATCCGCTGCGGGAAATGCTTTGGCGTCTGCAATTGCTTTCCGCAATTTTATTGCCCCGAAGATGTTGGCAGCACTTCCAGTAGCACCAACTACATATTCTGTATTGAATGGAACATTTACACAGTAAAGAGAATCAGATGACTAAAATTTTAAATTGGCTTCGTTCCATTCTATTAAAAGATATTGAAGTTCGAGTCAAGCAGCTTGAAGATAGTCATAGAGCTATACTAGCCTCCTTGAATACTCCACAGTCACATCCCGGATTACAAGTATGTTCTCAATGTAACCTCCTTGTAGCACGGTTTGAACATCAATTAGACGGTTCAGTTATTTGCGCAAATTGTAAGAGATAATTATGCCCCAAACTATAACAGGTGAGCAAGCAGTAACAAGTGCAACTGGCAGTAATGCTATTGGTACAGGTCCAACTCCAGGAAGTCCTGAAGGAACGACCAATGCCGCTATTACAGACCCTAATGCTCTAGTTGACCTTGCCAACCTGAAACAGTGGACGCTAGATCAACTTCAGAGGCTCCGTAACTTCCGTCGGCCTTACGACCAACGTAGAGCTTATTTCTATCGTCAGTATATCGGACAGCGTGATCGTCGGAACTATCCCGACAACATGACACCACGCTCGAATACCTTTGTTCCATACCCATCTAGTGATACTGAAGCAGTTGTCTCTCGTATTCAAGATGCCTTCTTCAGTATTGATCCGCCAATCGAGTGTCGGCCTCGTGGCGGTACAGATGACAGCGCCTTCAAGATGCAACTGGTGATGTTAACGGCTCTGCATCGGGCAAAGTGGATCAAGTCCATTGAACTGTTCGCTCGTGATCTGTGTATCTATGGTCATGCAGGAATTAAGGTTGACTGGGATTGGGACTATGATATGATTACAGGCCCAGAGCCAATCTATCAAATGATGCCTGTTATAGACCAGAATACCCAACAGCCAGTTGTTGATCCGAGAGATGGCCAGCCAGTTCAGATTCCAGTTACAGGACCAGATGGCAATCCGATTATTATCGGGACTAAGATGGTTACAAAGCGCGTCCCAAGGAATTGCCCAAAGCTGATTCCTATTGATATTTATGATCTGCTCGTTGATCCTGATGAAAAAATTATTGCTCACGTTATGGAATTAAGTTGGGGAGAACTCAGGCGACAATCTGAGAACAACCCCGATCTCTATCGTCCAGAAGCAATTGCTGAGTTGACTCGTAGGCTCTCGCAATACAAGGACCTGGACCGCGATGGAATCATTATTCGTATTGCGGAAGTGTGGGATGATACTAAAAAGACAGTCACTCAAGTAACTTTCGGAGAGGATGCCGATGCAATCGGATGGAAGGATCGAAGATACCAGTACAGAAATGCGAGTTATTCTGCATATAAGAGACGGGTGTATAATGGACCGCCCTGCTTGCTTTACACTGGGGAAAATCCGTTCGCTCACAAGCGAATGCCCATCCTCCATACCGCTTACATCAAAGTTAAGGGAGATACTTATGGGATCGGACTGATCGAGAAGATCAGCGACCTCTCTGAAGGTGTCAATGTCCTTACCAACATGGTTACAGACAACTGGAACCTGGGAATCAACAAACGATATGTCTATGACGTTCAAGTTGATATAGACCATGACCAGTTGGATATGGGCAACGTTCCTGGTGGAAAGATTGGTTGCGTTGGCAATCCGGCTAATGCGATCTTCCCACTCCCTTCATTCGTCCCGCAAGCTGGCGACTATCAAATCATTGACTTGTATCGTGGAATGATTGAGATGGTATCTGGTATTTCGGACTTTTATGCTAAGGGTGTTGGAACACCATCTGGAAACCGCACATCTAGTGGCATCAGCCAGGTTATCAATGAGAGCGGCTATGTCTTCAAGCTACTCATCCGCAATATTGAACTAGATGTCTTGCAGCCTCTCTGTGAGATGGTTGCTAGTATGATTCAGCAATTTGGGACCGACGAGATGGAATACTCAATTACAAATGCCTCTCCGGGTATCCCAAAGTACGGAAGAGTCAAGCTTGAAAGTCTTATTGGAAGTTATGATTTTGATTTTGTTGCAGCTAATTATGCGACTGGAAAGGTCGTAAAGCAGCGCAACTTGATGGCTTTCTATAATATAGCAATGCAAAGTCCATATTGTGTACAGAGCGAATTCCTCCGCGAAATCGCTCGCGCTATGGAAATCCCATTTGCTAACCGGCTGCTCAAGTCCGATCAACAGGTTCAGCAAGAACAGCAAGCTCAGCAGCAACAGCAAGTTGAGATGGCTGTCATGGAGAAGCTGCTTGATACTGAATCGAAGGCCATCGTAGAAAGTTTGAAGAAAAAGGAACCCAATAGTGTTACAACCCATGCGGCTGAAGTCCAAAAGACCATTGAGGATTTCTTAGCTCAAACAGCCGGACTACCCACCGAGCCTGAAGGACCATTACCAACAGAAATCAACAGGCACGTTGGGCAACCAGCAACCGCACAGTTTGAAGGAAGCATCCCTGGCGGAACTGCCTCTGATACAATGCGCGGTTTCTCACAAAGCATGGGGGCCAATAGTTTAGGTACAGCAGGATCAGGTGAATAATAAAATGACAAAATATACCGCAGCAGGCGGATCGCCAGTTCTCGATCCTGCCCATTCTGAGAATCAAAGTGAAGAACTAAATCTCCTGGGCGCTGTTGATATGCCTACTGTCGGTTCCAGTATGACCTGGAAGCTTGATGGTGGTAGTCTCAGCCCGTCTGTTGGAGAGAGTGACCGTCACCCCGAAAAGGAAGTAATACACATCAGAACGGAGGTCCATAGCGATGGCGATTGCCCCTGTTCGTGAAGAGCCATTGATGACTAATCCCGTTGATCGAATTCAGTTTCGAGAGAAGCTGCCCAAGCTTACTGAGCCTCAGATTCATGTTCCAAGGGCTCGTGGTGTTGCTCAGACTTTCTCGAACGCCCAAGGTACACATTTTCAACCAGGATATTTCAAGCCTGAACAATAAAAATAAAAGGAGCATTACAATGAAAGACAGAAAAGAAGGCTGTGGAGGCAAGGCTCATTCCGAGCTTCCAGCGGCTTTCGTACATGAGCACTCACCTGCCCACGGTGTTGGACTCACTTTCGCCGGAGCACATGGATTTGACCATGAAGGTCACAATGTTGCGACGAAGGAAGGGCCATTAGACATCATTGGCGGTGCCAAGGGTGCTGCTGAATTTGATGATCCAGATCGGTAAAATCAGTCTCGGAGGGAGACTCTTATGCTTAAGCGATTGCTTGCTTGGCTGGAACCACAGTCAAACATTGTATATCGAATAGTAGAACTACCTGAGCAAAGGACCCATTTATCAGGTGGGGATGCTGAAACTCGTTCGTCTATCGCCACACTCTCTTCGCATCCTGGATTCGTTGCACTTCTTAATAGGTTGGCTGTCCAGAATGCAGCTTTGAAAGGGCGATTAGATCATTCATTTCATAAGGACTTACGAGAAGTTGACATCCTCCAAGCTGGTGTTTTTTGGTCAAACTGGCTCAGGTCAGAACTCGAACGCGCCACTGTCGGAGCACCACAAGGACGGCAAGTTGATCCAATGGAAGAAGAGTTGGCAGCTTTCCGGGCTATTGATGCTCAGATAGAGCGAGTTGGAGAGGGTGAATAAGTTTCACAGGACCACCTAAAAGGGTCCTAGTTGTTAGTCAAGCAGCCACAAGCTGCAAAGAAGTAAATCTAAAGTCCCACAAGGAACACAGATGCCAGATAATCCAAATCAGCAAATTAGCCAACTAGCGCCGGGTGGTGTTATTCAATTAGAGCATCCTCCGGCTGCTCTCGACGATGCGACGTTCGATTCGCTATTCCCGAGCGATGGAGTGTCGCAAGTTGCGGCTCCACAACAGCCACGACCAGTAGCACCACAGGGACCAGCACCACAGCCTCCGGCACCACAACCCGCGCCTGTACAACCAGCCGCGCCTTCTCAGCCATTCATTAAGGCTGAAAGGAGTGTTTACAATACACCTGAAGCTGCGGTGGAGGGCATCAATCAAAAAGATGCTCTTATCGAGAATATGCGTCAGAGGTACGCTCTCGTTACTGGAGTTGACCCCGTAACCGGAAAGCCTATTGCTCCACAGACAGCGGAACAGGCTCCAAACTACTACAACCAGCCGAACAAGTATCTTGATGACTTGTATGCGGCTGCTAGGCAGGGCGGACCTGAAGCCTATAGAGATGTCCAGGCGAAGTTCATGCTTGATACTTTACAGCCTCTCCAGCCACTCATACAACGAATGGCGAAGGAACAGGCCGTTGAGCAACTCTCTACTGAAATCCCGGATGTTAAGGAGTACATCAGCACCCCTGGTTATCGGAAAGCATTGGAGGCCAACTCTCAGTTAAATGAAGCTATCTCCATAGCGGAATCAGATATTCGATTCCACAACCGCCTTCCAGAGCTATACAAAACAGCCTACTGGACGGGTAAGGGGATGCAATTGCCCGATCTATTGCGGCAGAATCAGACTCAACAAGTTCAAACTACTCAAGTCCCGGTTAGAACAACTCTTCAACCCACCACACCTGCATTGCCTACACAGCAAGCTGCTCCCACCTTTAGATCAATGGAAGGAATAAAGGCGATCATTGCAGAAGCAGAAGGGCGAGGCGTGAAGTTGGATTTCTAAACCATCCTTGGGTTAAGGATAGGTACAATGTTAAATCAGTTTCTTTCCCTCGTCGGGATGCTACTTGGTATCGGTGATGATGTTGTGACGGTCGTTACTGGCACCACGGGTGTTCCTGGCGCTGCTGGTTCACTTGCGAGTGACCAACAGGTTTACTTCTCGGCCAAGTTGCTCGAAGTTGCGGTCTTAATGACTGTGCTGGATCAGTTTGGTAAATTTCTTATTGCCAAACCTAAATCTCTTCTAAATACCTTGGAAACCCTAAGTTAATAGGGTAATCAGAGGCAAGTGACGTGAATCAAATTGAATTGGCTACCCTCGCGGGGTTCTTTGCTGGAGAAGGTAGTTTGACCATCTCTGGTGGAAAATTGCCAACGCTATATGCAGCAGTCGGCAACACAGAAAGAATTTGGATTGATTTGTTTCATTCAAATTTCGACGGAACATGGTATATCGAAAAACCAAAGTATCAGGGTGCAAAGAACATCTTCCGTTGGCGTGTTGCTGGTAATCATGCTGTGAAATTCCTAACAGCGATTCAGCCTTATCTTGTGGGCGAGAAGGCAGGTCAGTTGAATTTAGCATTAAAATTTCAATCTATTAAAAATAAGATTGAAAATCGCAATGCTGGATTTTCTACTGAAACCCGTCTCGAATTAGATAAGTGCCGCGAAGAACTTCGCAATTTACGTCGTACAGCCGCAGAGACTAACCGAAGAGACGCTACACCCCTAGCGAAGTGATAGTCCGAACCTGTAAGTAATTACAGAAAATGGTCCTACGGATAAGGATCCGATCCCCTCGAACTCTTCCAAGACGATTCAATTCAACCGCTTGGAAAAGCTTTCAACTTCAACAACGCCGACTCAGTTGACTGAAGGTATTCCACCGGATGCCATCGGTCTTCAGATGTCACAATATCAGGCAGTTGCAGAACAGTATGGTATAATTCTGCGGTTGTCTGATCTTGCAGAACTCACGTCGAAGCATGACGTGGTTGGTCGAGCACTCTATGTTCTCGGCTTGCATGCTGCGGAAACGTATGATATCTTAATCTTCAACGTTCTCGCTGCTGCTAGCAACGTTTATTATCCCAATAGTAAGACCTCTTCGGCAACTCTAGTAGCCAGCGATAAGGTTGGCTATGTTGATCTTACTGCTCTCCATGCAAACTTGATGGATCAAGGCGGACGGCCATTTGATGATGGCGATTATGTGTTCGTTGTTGCTCCACAGGTTAACGCTTCAATGCTGCAAGACCCAGACTTCAAGGCTTCAAACCAGTTCGGCAAGCCCGAGCGAATTTGGCGCGGTGAGGTCCAGGAACTCAGTGGTTGGAGAATCGTCAAGACGAACGCCCCAGGATTTGCCTATGTAGCTCAGACGACTTCAGGCTATGCTGACAAGGTGTTCTACAGCTTTGCAATCGCACGGAATGCTTATCAGATTTCTGATTTGCAGAATCTTCGTGTGTATGCGGCTGCCCCTGGCGGACAGACTGACGTTTTGCAACAGAACCGGAAGATCGGTTACAAGTTCGCTTTCAAGGCGATCATAACCAACCAGAACTGGATCACGGCAGTTATCAGCGCTGGTCAGAATACCAAGAATCACGCGTAATTGATTTGGTTTCAAGCTGAATGAGGGTGGACAACCCGCCCTCATTCTTCTAATCCTACAAGGATAAGGGGTATTGAAATGGCTGATACTATCAGCAAAGCAGTAGTTACAGCAGTAGCACCAGAAGTTGACAAGTCAAATTGGGAATGGGTGGAAGTTCCTGAGCTAGATTCTTTTGGTACGCCCCATTCCGGCGTCTCAGTAAACTTTGAGCAGTTTCGCCCTGGACGGCATTTTCTAGCACCAGAACTAGCTTTTACAGTCAAGGACTTGCTTCTGAAGAAACTCCGAGCCGATCAGCGAGTGTTCCAGAAGAACACCGATCAGGTTGCTCTGAGACTCATGCAGAAGAATGGTCCTCAGAAGAAAGGATAACATGATAGAGTTCGTTCATCTACTCGTTCAAGTCTGTAGTGTTGTTATCCTCTCGTTCTTTGCTGGCATTGGTTTCTATGCTGGAAAGAGACTCATGGGGGAGTAAATGTGGACCTATGTTGTTAGCACAGGTCAAATGTTTCGTAACGATGGAACACTCTTGGCTACGGGTTATTCTGGTGGTTGGGGTGGTATAGCTGCCGACAAGAATAACCCTGCTGCCGAGAATATTCCTGATGAAGGACCCCTCCCTGAAGGGAATTGGACTATCGGACCACTCTTCTATGATACCGAGATGGGCTGCGCTGATGTTATGAGATTGACACCAGACCCAAGTGTTGATCTAAAGGGTAGGACAGCAGTTGGATTCTTGATTCATGGAGATAGCCGTAAGCTCCCAGGATGGGCTAGCAAGGGCTGCATTATCCTGCTAGATGCAGCTAGACAGGAAATTGGGAACTCAGGTGACATATATCTAAGTGTTGTAGCTGCAACAAGTAAGGGATAATATGAAAAAGCACATGCAGTTTAATGTTGAGTCGGGTTCAGTTACCACTGTGAAAATCGTATGGGGGCTATCCCTACCAACTTTAATAGGGCTTGTTCTAGTTGGCGTGCCGATGATAGCTTGGATTCTTTGGATTTACATGCATCTACCAAATGAATAAAGCTGAAATAGTTGAGCGAGTGGTTCTTGCTACCGAGATGCCTCGCAGAGAAGCTTCTCTAGCAGTTGAAGCTGTCTGTGATGCCATTATAGATTCTCTCAAGCGTGGAGTTGAAGTGGACCTGAGAGGGTTTGCTACATTCAAGACTCGCAAGAAGCTACCCTATATCCGTAAGAATCCTTTCACTGGCGAACGAGTGAATATGAACGCGAGGACTATTCCAGTATTCATTCCAAGCCAGCGTATGAAGGAAGCACTTAATGATCCAAAGAATCTCCGTGGTTTGGAGGGGTAAATGAGTTTGACAAAGGTGTATGATTTCTTCGGTGGGTTTGGAGAGTTTATGACCGTCACAGCCCTTGCCGCAGCGATTACTCTAGCTGCTGTAGGTAGGCTTGGTGGTGCATTTGCTTCAGCTCTTATAGCAATTGGTGGATGGGGCATCATCCACGACCAGCTTTCTCAATGGAATGATAGACAAGATCACAATGGCCACCAATCCTAGCGAAATCCAGAAGATCGAAGCCGACGTTGCGAAGGTCTATACGTTTGGCAAGTCTCATGCCATACTTGCCGTTGCTCTAATTGTATCGCTATTCGTCGGCGTGTATCTATTTGATAGCAAGAGAGCTGATAAAGCCGATGCTAGGGCTGCCTTATCTGCTGAGCAAGCCAAAGAGAAGGATGCTCTTAATATCCAACTTCAAGCCCAAAACCAGCAACTTCAGATCAGCTTAGCTAATAGTGAAGCTCAGCAAAAAGAGACTGCACAAGCTCTTATAGCTGCTGCCCAGGCCCTTCAAGCCGCTGCTAAACAGAAAGTAGCAGCCGTTCCTACCCTTACTGCTCCGGCTCTAGCTGTACAGTGGGGCCAGGAAGCTCAGGAACCCGCTCCGGCTATAGATAGTCAGGGGATATTTCAGGTTCCTCTACCGCTTGCTCAGAAATCCTTGGTGGCTCTTATCGAAGTCCCGGCTCTAACTCAAGCTAACCAGAAGCTTCAGGATGCTAATACCAGTCTAACAGGAGCCGTTCAGGATGCTGACAAGCAGCTTGTCTCAGAGAAGACTGCTCATTCCTCTGATGCAACTACCTGTGTCGTGGACAAGAAAGCTCTTAACGATCAGATTTCAGCGTTGAAGAAAACGAATGCTCGGAGGAATCTTAAGTACATGATCTTTGGAGGGGCTATCATCGAGGCAGTTAGAATTTACCTGGGAAGGCCCTAAATGTCTTCAGTTCAAGATGTAATCAACAAGGTTAGTCAGGATACCCGGTTGCAGTTGTCTGCTAGTGCTGCTCCTGGACAGCAAATCCTGATTGATTATACTAATCGTGTTCATAAGCAAGTATTGCGTTTCTCTCGCTGGCCGTTTATGATGTCGGAGAATCAATACTTTATGACCTCTCTGGCTCAAACGGATTACTGGATTGGGCCATCTAATCAGTGTCCAGGAAGCACCGTCAACACGAACCTTAATCTATCAGACGTTGCTATCATCAAAAAGAACTCCGTCCGAGACATCTCAAATGATCGTGCCCTTCAGTCAGTAAGTGACCAACCGATTGGCCCTAGCCTAAACTATCGTTCAGGCCAAACTCGTCCAGCACAGCCAGGGACGTTCTTTCAGGACAGTGAGAACGATCCAAATATCCTTCATATCTACCCTGGCGCTGACAATGCTAATACCTTCCAGCCTGTCCCAAATACTCCTATTCTAACTACTGTTGTCTCTGGTGCTCTGGCCCAACGAGTTTACTATGCTCGGATAACCTTTGTTGATTCTCTTAGCGGAGAGAGTACAGGTAGTGGGCTTGGTGCCAAGCTACTGATTCCAGCTAACAGTCTGTGCCAAGTTATATCCCCAACTCTTGACTTTGATATGACAGCCAGTGGTGTAACATATGGCTGGTACAATATCTACATAGCTACAACTGAAGGTTCTGAGACTCTCCAGAACACATCGCCTATTCCCCTTGGAACCAACTGGACTGAGCCTGGAACTGGATTGATAACTACTGGTGTTGCTGTTCCTGTTCAGAATACTCTCGAACAGATGAAGGGCTATATCATTAGCTTCCGATACTATAAGGCTCGAAAAGTTCTAGCTAACACTACCGATCAGCTTCAGGTTCCTGATAAGTATCAGGACGTGGTTGTTCATGGTGTGGATGCGCTTGTCTCTCGATTCTTAGGGCAAGCTGAAGCATTCCAAGCTTTTACTGAAGCTTATAAGGGTGGACTTACTGAAATGATTTGGGATAAGAACCTCTTCCCAGATACAGACTTTATCCGGCCAGATGTCAATACTTATGTCAACCAACAGATACTTGGTGTTTGGCCTGCATCGTTCTAAACTATGCCTGATACTACTATTGAACCAGTCAATGTCGGATACACCTGGATAGACAGGACTGGACAAACATATCGGTTCAAGCGCAGGACTTGGATTTCTGCGGGGCAGGATGACTGGACTAAGCCACCCGCTCAGAATCCTGATATGTGCCAACAATTAACGAATATCCTTCCCCCGCTAACTAGTGTGCTCCAGCGAAGGTTCGGATATGCTCGTTTCTTCCCTTGTGTAGATACGGGCCTTACTTCTGGTGCCGATCACGTTTCGGCTCCGTCCACAGCTATCTTTGCAGAACGAATGATGCTGTATGCATGTCAGGCTGCGTCTATTCGAGCCCTGATTGCCTACTGTGCTGATGGAACCGGTGTGGCTTCATCTACAAATACCATCTCATACTGGAATGCGGCTGGTGCTCTAACTAATATTTTTACTCCCTCTGCTGGAGCATCTATTCCATTCCTAATCAACTCCCGAGATTGGGCATATATGATAGATGGTATTCCTGCTGATAGGAAGAAGTGGAACTATCTATATGGCCTTTCAAACTGGGGGATAGCTGCTCCTATTACACCGCCTAATATAGCTGTAACTGCTTCTGGTATATCCGGTGCATGGTCAGCATCTACAGTATCTTCAACGTTTGGTATAACAGTTGATACTAATAATAACGTTCAGCAACTTGTAAGTGTTAATGCAACTGGAAACAATACTGGTGGAGTGGTTGGAACTAGTGGTCCGGGTTCACCTAATTGGAATCAAACCCCAGGTGGAACGACCTCAGATAGCCCTATAACCTGGACGAACAAAGGTCCGATTGGTATCTGGATACAGAATCACTTCTACGATGAAGGCCACTATAGTTACGGAACAGCAGCTAATCCAGCCATAATTTATGATCCTGAAACCCAGGCTCTCTACTTTAATAATCAAGGTGGTGGTGGAACATCTGGAGCGACCTATCCTGGATTCAATCCTACAGTTGGGGCTATTACACCAGATGGTACTGTTCGTTGGGAATTTCTAGGATTCATTCAGGTTGGAACAACTCCTGCTCCTGTTACTGGTGCTTGGGCTCCCTCAACATACTATATGACATGGGGAGCTACCAACAATTTCCAAACTTGCGCCGTAGTAGAACCGACCAGTCCTTTTGCTGCCTACAACCCCACAACGAATGCTTTCAATCAACCAGTTTATCTCCAAGCTGCGACCGTTGGTGGTACAACTCCGGCTACTGAATCTGGCTTGTATTGGGCACCTACAGCCGGGCAATATACAGATGATGGGCAACTTCGCTGGCTGAACATGGGATTGAAGACATACCCCGCGCATACACCAATAGTTGCTTGGACACCTGGATCAACAACCTTTGCTGTTATTGAAGATACGAATGGTAATATAGAAGTCTGTATAACTGGTGGAACAACTAGTGCCTCTGCTCCAACATTTCCTACTCCTTATACTGCAGCCACTTATGGCACCACTACTAATGATAGTGCAAGCATCGTATGGAGTATTGTAGGTCCACCAGTAGCTTGGGCAGCTTCTACTAAGTGGTTTCTACCGGCTGGTGGATTTATTCCTCCTGCCTCTACATCCCAGTATGGTGGAGTAACCATAGTTGATTCAAGTAACGACATTGAAACAGTTGTTATTTCTGGAAAGACTGGTGCTACAGAACCAAGCAGTTGGGCCGCAGTTGGTTCGACTACTGTTGATGGTGGTGTGAAATGGTTTGCTGTGGCTGTTGCTAGTACGACTTCTGGAGCTATTTCTCTCGTTACAGGGCGATACTATTATGTAGTCTTTGTCAACAGTGTAACTGGAGATATCAGCGATCTCTCTCCCCTTTCAGCT